CTTACCGATACTTGGACGATGACAGTTGTTGGAACACCAACAGAAACCTTTAGTTAAGAGATCGGGGATCGGGAGCAATGAAATTAGCAATCACAATTGAATATAACAGTGGCGATACTGCAACTTATATAGCTCAGCCGCCGGAGTGGGCAAAATGGGAAAAGACCACAGGTCATACCATCACAAAGGCGCAAGAGAACATAGGGATTTGGGATCTTCTGTTTTTGGCTTATAACGCCTACAAGCGAGAACAAGCCGGAAAGCCAGTCAAGTCTTTCGAGATTTGGATGGAAACAGTTTCGGATGTTAGGACTGCAAGCGAAGACCCAAAAGCCACACCGCCGACTCCGTAAGGCGGATGTTGGTAACAGTAGCGTTAAAAACCGGAATTCCAATGCAATATTGGGATGATTGGGATGATATAGCAACGGCAGTTGAGCTTATTAAGGAGATGAATAAAGATGGCTGAAGAATTGGCGGCGTTCGATAGAACAGAACTACGCCAAGTTTATAAAGCCTTTAATCTTCTTGGGGATGAAGCAAAAGCCGAAGCTCGAGAAACTTCCAATAATCTTGCTACATATTTACAACGCCAAATAGCCCAAAAATCTCAGACTCGCGTCAAAGGACAAAGGGCTATTGAGCGGATTGTGGCCGGCTCCAAAGTATCAAAAACCAGCACTACCGGTGAAATTCGATATGGTTATACCGGACAAAAATTCAGTGGTGGAGCAAATACCCAGCAATTGTGGGCAGGATTTGAGTTCGGATCAAATCGATGGAAACAATTTCCGAGTTATTCTGGACGACAGGGACGCGGCTCACGCGGATGGTTTATTTACCCGACATTACGCGCTGAACAACGAAACATAGTGTCACAATGGACTGCTGCGTTTAATCGGATTCTAGATAAGTGGGGCATAAGTGGCATCTGATTCAAGAGCTTTAACGCTCAAACTTCTTGCTGATACCGCTGACTTCCAAAAGAAATTAGAAGCTGGTTCTAAAGACATTGAATCAATTGGCGATAAAATATCAGATTTTAGCAAAAAAGCGGCTATCGCTTTTGCTGCCGCTGGCGCCGCCGTTGGAGCTTTTGCCGTTAGTGCAGTTCAAGCTGCCGCAGAAGATGAAACTGCTCAAAAACAATTAGCGTCAACGATTGAAGCCACAACTAACGCAACGGCAAAACAGATTGCTGGTGTAGAAGAATACATAAAACAAACTTCAATTTCGATTGGGGTTACGGACGATCAATTAAGACCGGCTTTCGCTCGACTTGTGCGTTCGACCAAAGATGTTGAAGATGCTCAAAAACTGCTCAATCTTGCACTTGACATAGCGTCGGCAACCGGCAAACCTCTTGAATCTGTAGCTAATGCTTTGGGTAAGGCGTATGACGGAAATACAACTGCATTAAATAAACTTGGTCTTGGTCTAGATGCCAATTTGATTAAATCAAAAGATACAGATGCAATTTTTAAGACTTTAACTAATACTTTTGGTAATTTTGCAGAAAATGAAGCTTTAAGCACTCAAAAGCAAATGGAAAGAGTCAAGATTGCTCTTGATGAAGCCAAAGAATCAATTGGTGCAGCGTTGCTCCCAGTTGTTCAACAATTGACAACTTGGATCCTCAATAACTTTATACCAGCATTAGAAGCATTTATTGCCGGCTTAACTGGTAAGGGCGGTCTGAATAAGGCATTGACTGACTCTCAAAAAACTGCGGTCGAATGGGGTAACAAAGTTCGAGGTTTCATAGATACTGTTATTGAACTCAAAGATGAAATTATAATTATGGCCGGTGTTATGGCTGGCGCTTTCGTTGTTAGCAAAATTGCCGCAGGCGTCGCAGGAATTATTGCATTAATCAATGGTCTTATTAAAGCTTATAACGCTCTTAAAGCTAGTTCAATAGTCGCCGGAATCGCTCAAGCTTTTGCATTAAATCCTGCTCTTGGTTTAGGTGCAGTCGCTTTGGCAGCTGGCATTTTGGCTGGCGCTAATGCTCTTGCAAAGACAGGCGATGTTGAACAAGTTGATACTTCGGTAGGCGGCACAAATCTTGGAAGCAGACCTTTAGGTGGAAAGGTGCAAACTTCCGCTTCCGCGGCAGCAAGCGGAGTTTCAGGGGGTTCAAGTTTTTCAGGTGGTATTGCAGGCCAATTAGCAAGTAGCGCACAACCACCAGCCACTAAAAAAACACTTGTAGAAGAAGTTGCCACAATGCCAACTTTTGCTCAATCTGGCGTAAATACAACGACGTTGGCAGGAATAGCAGCTGCATCGGGTGTAACTATTAATGTCAATGCTCCATCAATTATTGATCGGGAAAACTTTAGTCGAGCCGTTGTGGATGCGTTAAATGAATCCAATGCCCGAGGAACTGGCGGTGGCGGTGGTCTTCGAGGCGTTGTTGCCTTATGAGTATCTGGACTCCTGAATATCGAATTTTAATAAATGGAACCAATGCAACTGGATTAACTTTGGTCGGATTTACAATTCAATCCGGAAGAACTGACATTAATAGCCAAGCACAAGCCGGTTATTGCAATTTGACTTTAATTAATACAGATAACGAGACTTATATTTGGACTGTGAATACATCAGTCACCATAGAGATTAAAGATAGCAGTTCAAGTTGGATTTCTTTATTTGGTGGTCGATTATCGGATATTACGACAAGCGTCCAAGCTGCAGGCAGCACTGGTTATGTCACCTCATATCAAATAGTTGCTATTGGCGCGCTATCTAAACTTTACAAGGCTATATGGACTGATTCTTTAGCTAAAGACGATGACGGCGACCAAATCTACACAATTCTGAGTGGCTTACTTTTGGCTTCTTGGAATGAAGTCCCACCAGCCGAACAATGGTCTTCCTATGATCCTACGATTGACTGGAATAATGCTGGCGACGTCGGACTGGGTGAAATCGATAGGCCGGGCCAGTATGAGATGGAACAACGTTCAGCCGACCCAATTGACTATTATTCAATCGTCACCCAAATTGCCAATTCAGCTCTTGGATACGTTTATGAGAATTCCAATGGCGAAATCGGGTATGCCGACGCAGCGCACCGCCAAAGTTACCTATTGGCAAATGGCTATACAGAATTGGACGGCCGCGAGGCATTTGCTCAAGGGATTCGTCAATCGGTCCGTTCTGGCAAAATTGTCAATAAATATCAAATCAACTATGGCAATAATTTTAATAGTTCGAAGTCAGCCTTAGATCAAGATTCAATTGACCTTTATGGCCTTTACGATGTGCAAGAAAATTCTTATATTCACGACGCGACAGATGCTCAAGCAGTCGCCGACCGCCAAGTTGCCCTACGAGCTTATCCACGAGCTTATTTTGATTCCATCACTTATCCCCTACAAAACCCAGAAATCGGCAATGCCGACCGCGATGCGCTTTTGGGTATTTTTATGGGACAACCGGTCAAAGTCACCAATCTGCCATTGAATATCTATGGCGGCGAATTTACTGGCTATATCGAGGGTTGGACTTGGACTAGCACCCAGAATGGCCTAAATCTGACTTTCACGGCCTCACCAACGGAATTCTCGGCAGTTGCTCAAACTTGGGATCAAGTTAATGTGGCAGAAAGCTGGAATAGTATCCTTAACACCTTAGAATGGCAGGACGCGATTGGAGTGATTAGTTAATGCCAACAACAACTAATTTTGGCTGGACAACCCCAGCTGACACCGACCTTGTTAAAGATGGTGCTTTAGCCATCCGCACATTGGGCAACGGCATCGATACATCGATGGTCGATCTCAAAGGTGGCACAACTGGTCAGATTTTATCTAAAGCATCCAATACGGATATGGATTTTACTTGGATTGCTAACGATCAAGGAGACATAACTGCTGTTACTGCCGGAACAGGTATCAGTGGCGGTGGGACGTCTGGCGCGGTAACCATTACAAATTCAATGGCGACCGAAATAACTGCTGCTGGTGACATTATTGTTGGAACCGGCTCCGGCACATTTGACAATCTGCCAATTGGAACGACAGGTCAAGTTTTAACTGCCGATACAACAGTAAGCCCATATAAGGTTAAGTGGGCGACTGCAGCTTCATCCAGTGGTCCGGCATTTAGGGCTTTTAGAAATACAACAACTCAATCTGTAACCGGAAACACTTGGACCAAAGTGCAATTGAACGCTGAAACTTTTGACACCGGATCTTGTTTCGATAGCACTTCAAATTATCGTTTCACACCTACAACGGCCGGTTATTACGACTTGACTGGGAAAATTACTGCGGAGTGTCAAGAAGGTTCTGCTTATTATGTTTGGGCGGCAATTTACTTAAACGG